CTGTGTGTTGTTTATTGTATTCATAATTTTGTTTAATTTTGAGTTTATAACGATAAAATCGTCTATTATTTTAAATTTTATATTTTTTAAATTGTTTTTTTTGATAATAATATCTTTGTAATCTTTGAAACTATCGTAGCCTTTAATTTGATTTTTTGTCTGTTTCATATTCCTTTAAATACAAATCAATTAATAATTTTTTGCTTTGCAAATCCGCTTCAAACTGCCCCTTTTTTCTACATCGCATAATGCGTTTGATTAGATTAAATTCATAACTATTTAGTTTTTGTTCTTCGCAAAATTTGTAAAGCGAACAATTGCTATTGTCGTAGTGTGCGCGGGTGTTTGTTGTGATTTTGAAGTCTTTTTCTGCGTTAATAAATGAAATTTTAAAAGGCGCTAATCTTGAACTTAAGTAAAAATCCCTAGATGAATAATATATTTTACCTACTTCAAAAATACCTCCCCAATCTTCTGAATCTACACACTCATACCAATTTCCTTTTATAATTTCCATTTTTTTAAGTTTTTAAAAAAACCCGCTAAATTAATAGCGGGTTTGATTAGTTTTAGAAAGCCAAATCTTCTGCTAAATCATTTTCAGCCTCTGATGCTTGCTGTTTCCTTGGCGGTGCTACTATATTTCCGTCCGTCCAAATTACTTGACCATTTGCCACGTATGTACGTTTTTCTTTGGCTTCACGCTGCTCTTTTGTTTGGCTCAAATACATTGATACATTTTGCCCGTAATCGTTAGCTTCGTCCGAAATTGAAATTGTGTACTGCTTGTACTTTCCGTCTTTTCCTTTAATTCCTAAATTGATAAGTGCGCTCATAAGATTCTATTTATTGGTTAATTTTAATTTTAATTCGTTTTTTAGTGGCTCAGTTCTTTTTTGCTCGTAAGAATTTAGAGACTTCCACGTTATGCCTAATGATTCTAAATCTTTGGAGTTAAGCAAATCCTTTTCATTTTGCTTTTGTTCCGCATTTAACGCCTTTGGTGGTTCAACTGCCTTTTGTCCATCGTCGTCCGCACTTCCAACTGAAACAAAACTTTGCAAACCGTACCTTCTGGCGTAGCTTATGCCGCTTCCTTGACTTTGTGCATCGTTTATCTTTGAAAAGATAATTTCAGTTAGCGATTCTATTTGTTCGCCTGATTCGTGCAAAAGTATAGTTTTAACGTAGTTTTTACCATCAAAAATAGTGGTCGGCTGCAAAACTACAATTCCATTGTTGTTGAATGCTGGAAGCACCACTTCTAAAATACTGTTTAAGTCCGCATATTTGTTTTTAAAAAATGGATTTAATGCCGTTTTCTTTGGCGTTACCATTTCCATCTGTGCTTTTACTAATGCTGTTGCTAAATTTTTCATTTTCTTTTGTTTTCTCGTAATTGATATTTTCTTTCTTCAAGGTTTTTGCTAGCTTGTTTTTTAAGTTTATAAAACTTTTCAAATGTAGCATCTTCCATATTTTCTTTCCAGTCGTGATTGTCGCTATCTATTCGCTTTGCCGACAAATGCCTTTCTCTTATTTCTTGCGGAATTTCTAAATATTCCGATTCTTGCATTTTCAAAAAAACTTCTCTATTTGATTCCATTTTTAATAATTTTTATTTAATTCAGATAATGGCTTGTCAAAGTTCGGGTCTAATATTATAACCTCTATTTCTTTTGCCGTTGCGTTTAGCAACTCGTTTAATCGCTTTAATTCCGCTTCTAAAGCTTTAATTCTTTCGGCCTGGTATTCTATTACTTCTATCATAAAGCGTTCATTTTAGCGGTTAATAAATCAATTTCTTTTTGAAGTTCCGATTTTTCGTCTGCAAAAGTTTTAGCTTTGAAAACGGCTTTTTGATTTTCCGTGCCTTCTATACCAAAATCTGAATTGCAAAGTGATCCTGCAAAAGTAAAAAAATACAACTTAACGCCTTCAAAATTTAAAATTACCGATGATCCACTATTATTTTCAACCGTGTAATTCCCTTCCGTTAAATCGTTAGATATTTTAGTTTTTACAAAATCTAAACATTTTTTAAAGTTAAAATTTACCCGGGGTATATTGTCCATATGTTCTTCTACAATTAGGGCATCTTCCCGGTCTAATTGTAAATAAACGTCATCGAAATTCTTTTCTCTCGGCGTTTCGTTTGCTGGCGACATAAAGTCTAAGTGATGTGTGTCCATAATTTTTATATTTATTTGTTTAGACAAAGATATAACTAATAATCATTTAAGATTATCTTTTAACATACTTTAACATTTTAATATTGAATTTGGTTGTACTTTTGTTGAAACTTAAAATATAAAATTATGGGATTAATCGGATTATCACACAATGAATCTTTAAAGGAAAAGCCTTTATCGGTTAAATCAGGCGTAGTCATAGTTTGCCAAGTACCAACAAGCACGCTAACTAAAGGCAAAGAATACAAGGTTTTAGGGCATTTTGCGTATCATAAAAAACAGTTTGATTTGGGCGACCATTGGTGGAATTGGTTTGAGTTTTACACTCTTAAAAATAATGAGGGCTATACCATTAAGGTAAACAAGCGTAAATTTGAATTAAAAAGCCAAATTGAAAAAGAGTTTAAAGAAAGGGAAGTTTACGAAAACAATGCAATTAATATTTTAATGGAAGCACAAGGATTGATTAATGAAAAATATTAAATTAAAATGAACTTACTAAAAATATTAATAGCAGCCTCCGGGTTAAATCAAGCGCAATTTGCTAAAAAAGTGGGGCGAGAGCCACAAAATATTAGTCGTCAAAAAAAAAACGGTGGTAATATGACTTTTGAATCTTTACTTGAGTACTCCAAAATAGTTGGTGTATCGGAACTAAAATTTAATTACAAAAACACAAAAGTAACTTTGAACTTTAAAAACAAAATGTAATGAAAAGAATTAAATTATTTTTAGCAATATTATTTTTAGCTTATTTATGTGGCGCATTTTACAGTGTTTCCTTTAATATTGGAATTTGGTCAAATGTATTAAGGGTAACTACAATATTATTTGGACTATTCTTTGCTATTGTAGTATGTACTTTTCCATTTATTGACAAGATTTTTGATTAGCTGTTTGCTAACTACAATATATACGCAGGTTTATTCGCTTTTAACAAATTAAAAATAAAATTATAAAAAACACAAAATAATGTTTAAATTAAGCCAAATGCAGAAATATTGCCAAACACGTGTTATGCGTTGTTTTTCTACATTCAAACGTATTTTTAGAAATAGAAAATATGATGTTTATTGTCCTTATTGCTCTAGTTGTGGAGAGACTGGTTGTTGTTCGCCAACTTCTTGTGTTAACCATAAAAAAGGTTTTTATTGTCAAACCAATCAAAATGCTTTAAAAGTTTCTTATAGGACATTAAATGAATTTTGGAATGGATTAGATGAAAAAAAATATCCAGAAATTGAGAAACAAATAAGTGAAATATATACTAAACATTATAGCGGGCAATATGAAATCAGAAATAAAAAATAAGAAAATAGAATACACTAAAGAAGATATGAAATCTTTTGCTGATTGGTGTCGAAATGCATTATTAAATATCGAATATAGTTATTTAAAATTAGATGAACATTTAGAAAAATGGAAAAAAATAACAGGAAAATAGAAATAAGAAAATCTTGGTGGTATGGAATAACACCTTTTTGTTTATTCAAATACTCAAGAGATAAAATGACATACACAGATGCGAGAGAAACAAACTATAATTTTATGATTGGTTGGCTTCAATTACGAGTGTCTGTCGTAAATAACGCATAACTACAATATATACGCAGGTTTATGCGTTTTTAAAAAATAAAAATATGTCAAAAGTAGATCAAGAATTTCAAAAATTATGTAAAAAAATTGTCAATGAAGGTAAAGAATATGAAAACAAAAATAGAGGCGTGAAAAGGATTCAGCTACCTAGTTACACCTTCAGACACGATTTCAATGATGGTTTCCCCGCAATCACAAACAAAAAATTATATTGGAAGGGAATCGTTGGAGAGTTGATTTGGTTTCTTCGTGGAGATAACGATGTGAAGTATTTAAATGAAAATGGGATTAAAATCTGGAACAAAGATGCTTTTAATTGGCATAAAAAACACGGTGGAGTTTTAACTTTTGAAGATTTTGAAAAAAAAGGAATCGGATCTGTCGGACAAAATTACTCTGTACAATGGAGAAATTTTAACGGAAACACAGACCAAATTAAAGACCTTATAAAAAATATGGCATTAGATATAATGTCAAGCAGATTAAAAGTAAATGCCTGGAATCCTTCTGAAACTAAACTAACAGCTTTACCTCCGTGCCATTCAGAATTTCAGATTATTGGTGTTCCGTTAGAAGATGGAAATTTTGGTTTTGAATTACATTGGAATCAACGTTCTGTTGATACTTTTCTAGGATTACCATTTAACATTGCGAGTTATGGTCTTTTGGCTAAAATTTTAGAAAAATTAACTGGCTATAAGGCAATAGCTATAGAGGGAACTTTGAAATGTGTACATTTTTATGATAATCAATACGATGCCGTGAAAGAACTTTTAAAAAGAGATCCTAATACACATTCAAATTGTGAGGCTTCCTTGCCTGAGTTAGTGGATATTTTTGAAACGGATGTTGATGTTATTTTCAACAGCTACAAAATATCAGATTTCAAACTTTCTGGATATACTTCTGACGATGAAAT